AGAAGCCATAGGTATTCCTCCTCGTTTCTTATAAAATCATGCCGATCTCGGCGGTGCCCGCGGAGACCACCAGCACGCTGACGCCCGCGGCGTCCTCTCCGGCCGCTTTCACGCCTCCGGAGCCGTCGGCCACCAGCTGGGCCCAGCCTACCGGCACGCTTCCGGTTACCGCTGCATTACGGTAGCCCTTTAGCTGAACGCCTACGAAATCTCCCCGCTGACTTACGGCGATGCCGATAAAGGCGTCTCCGGCGGCGCAGGCGGCTACCGTGCCGTTAGCGCTCATTTTTACCGGCGTGCCTGCCGGAATCGCGGCGGCAGTCTCAAAGGTGGCAATATTCTCTCCAAATCCTGCGAATGAAACATTCATGCTATTTTCCTCCTAGATGGTTAAATTGACTTTTTCGCGTCCCGGTACGAACTAGGCTTTCGCCCTCCTATTCCGGGAATCTCTGCCTGCTAAATCTTAAACTCAGCGTTTTCGATAGGCGCTCCCTCAGCCCTTGCCCCAGCCAGCTGAGGCTTCGGGGGTGCCAGCTTACCGCTTTCCTGACGGTACGCCTTTTGGAACGCCTTAAGCTCCTCCAGGGTCATTCGCTTGGCGACCCGTTCCATGATGTCCTTGGGCACACCCGGCTGGGACAGCAGAGAAAGCCTGACCACCTCCTGCCGGAGCTCCCGCTCATAGTCCTCTCCGGCCTCCGCCTTTTTGGCCAGTTCCCGAAGGCAGCCGGAAATTTCCGCGCACTCCTCCGGAGACAGGGTCATTTCCTTTCCCTCTGAAAAAGCCTTTATGATATCGCTGCTAGTTCTTGTCCCTTCCTCAGTATCCGTTGGCGTGTACATTTTAATCACTCCCGCTTCCCGCTGGGCCGGCACCGCCACAAAGGACCATTCATACGCGTCGTAGGGATCGTCCAGCACAGTGCAGCACAGCCTGCCGTCGTAGGTTTTCCCCTTCTGATGGCGGCAGGCTCCCTTCTTCAGGTCCTCTCCGCAGATGGAGCAGCGCAGACGGTTCACCGCACATCCTACGCTGACCTCCTTTTTGATGCCGGAATCCAGCTCTGTAATAAAATCCTGATTTTTGGCCGTTCTGGGCAGATAAGCTCTGGCCACCAGCCTGCTGTACGGTTCTCCCAGCTGGTTTTTTCTCTCCGGCAGGGTTTCCACCCGGCAGTCATAAATCCGGGCGGTCTGCCCGCCGGACCGCATACTGTGGTCGAAAATGCCCGTCTTTCCCAAAAACAGCTCCTTCAGCTTTTCCAAGGCAGCCTTAGTAAAACACTCAAAATCCCGGTCCACCTGGTTGTCGCACAGCACCACGGAAAAGGCGTAAAGCTCCTGGGCCTGGAATTCCCTCCGGGTATACTGATTGATCTTTTCCAGCTCCTGGGGGCTTACCACTCCGTGCTCCGTCTTCCGTTTCAGCAAATAGCCTTCCTTCATTGGGTTCCTCCTTCCAGGGGCGCTTCCGGTTCTCTCTCCGGCTCCAATTCCTGTTCAATCTGTTTGGCCCGGGCCTCGAGCAGCCTGGCGTTAGACAGTTCCACCGCGTCCTGAAGATTGATGTCATCCCACACTACGGTATGCTCCGGGGAATACCCGTGCAGCCGCAGCCACAGAGAGCACACCTTTCCTATCACCGGGTTCAAAATCCGGCGGTAGGCCTCCAGTTCGCTGGTTAGGATATCCGCCTGCTGGGCGGACATCCGCTCGGTGGTGGACCAGGAAAGCCCCAGTAAAAACGGCGGGATAGAAAGCTTGGCGATGATCTGCTCCAGCATCTGGCGCACCGGCACCTCGCTGTCCAGAATCTGATTGTCCGCGCCGATGGTCTGGATCTTCACATTTCCCACCGCCACAAAGTCGCTGATATCACCGCCGCTTTTCATAGCCTTACGCCACTCCTGGGCGATCTGTATCGCCCGTTCCTTGGTATAGGCGCGCTCGTTTCCGTCTCCGGGCTGGTAGGTAACGGCGAACCGGACGTTTCCTACCCGTTCCCAGTTCAGGCCCATGCTGTTGTAAATCTTCAAAAGCACGGAGCTGACAAAGGGCAGCCCCTTTAAAACAGATTCCCCCAGCAATTCGCCGGGCCTGGGGCTAAGGGTAGAAACGGCGATCAGCTCCGGACGCTGGACCAAAAGCCAGTTGCCCGCCCCGTCTCTGCTGTAAATTTTCAGTTCCAGAGGGCTGTCCCCTGTCCGCAGCTCCACATCATCCAGGGAGGCGTTATACAGGCCCGAAATTTCCTTCCCATCCTGGGAAACCACGATTTCCCCCAGAGCCGTCCCATAGGTGAGAAGCTGTTCTAAATAAATTCCCAGAAACGTCTCTATTCCCGTGCCGCAGGCGTTGACCTGAACCGACTCCAGGAACCGGTTCAGATCCTCCCGCGCCCTCCGGCTTTCGCATTGGACGGAAACCCCGCCTGTCAGCCGGACGATTTTGCAGACCGCCGCGTCGATAATAGGGACCGTCAGGCGAAGGGTGTCGTAGAGCTTCCGCTCCATGCCAGCGGCCTGGTATCGGTCCAAGGCTCCTGAAAAGGCGCCGCCCCTCCCACCGGGCACGGTCTGCACCGCCGCCGCTGGCTCCGCAGCCCTGGCTCTTCCAAACAGCCTCATTTCCGGCGGCCTGTTTTCTTTGCCGGGTATCGGTTCATCCTTTGCCTTGCCCCCTTTCCATATCCTGTTTCAAATTAAAATCCTCCTGTGCGCCGGTTGGCGAATACGATAAACTCCTCCTGCTCATCCCAAAGGGCCGTGGCCACGAAATACCGGATATCATCCATAGCGTGGTCGTTTTCCTTGACCGGGCAGTCCTTGTTTCCCGCCGGATCCCAGCGGTACAGCCCAAATTCCCGGATACTGTCCTTACAGGGCCGGCAGATCTCCACAGCGCCTTCCTTTAATGCGGTAGACACCTGGCGTATGCCATCCAGAACGTTGTTTTTTGCCGGGATCACCCGGTACTCCCCATGGCGGCGGATTACCTCCTGGAAACTTGCCGCCGAGGGGTCCACGATGACGCACCGGGGCCTTCTGGCTCCAAGCAGGCTTACAAGCCCCTGATAATGCTCTTCGTCGGTTTTCGGGCCGCCGTCCCGCTTGGAGTCGTAGTAATATTCCTTCAGCCGGTACCATACGCCCTCCTTCCGTCCCCACAATCCAAAGGAGGCCGGATTTACCGTTCCGTAGTCGCAGGAAACGATAAACTCCTCAAAGGGCCCCTCCGGCGGCGGCAGAAACCTGTCCGGCTCCTCCATAAAGGGATAGACCAGTCCTTCAGCCGCCACCCATCTGCCCTCGATAAACCGCTGGTAAAAGCTCCCGGAATATAAGCCCCGATAGCGCTCGATCATTTTTTCGGAAAGGGAAGGGTTATCTTCCATGCGAAAGTGAAGATAATAGGCGTTTTTTTCATCCCTCTTCTGAATCCATTCCTCATAAAACCAGTGCCTGGGATGCTCCGGATTGCAGTTAAACCAAAATTTAGACCCCTCCACCGAGCACCGGGCCATCAGCGCCACCTCATCGAGAAGGATTCCCGCCAGGGTAATCCCCTGGATCATGGCGGAGGCGCCCTCGTCCTTGCCTCCGAAAAGGTAAAACCGGTTGGTCCTGCCTCTTTGAGTCACCTCCAGCATGTTTTCCCCCGCTCTTCCGTGAACGGTAAACCCCAGCTCCTTTAAGATCGGTAAAAGGGGCGTTACCAGATTCCTCCTTAAGGAGCGTATGGTCTTGCCGCACAAGGCGAAGCTCTGCTGGTCGAACCGATAGAAGCACCAGGCGAAGAAGGAGACTCCCATACACACGGTTTTTCCGCTGCGTACCGCTCCGTCGCAGATAACCGCGTCGCAGCCGGCATAGGGACTATTCCTGCACCACCAGGAAAGGGCCTGCAGCTGCCGGATAGAAAACTCCTGGAACTTCAAGCCTCATCCTCCCCAGCCCGCTTTTGCAGCAGCTTGGCGCTGTTTTCCAGCGCCTCATAAAACGGGAGAGTATCCGTTTGTCCCTGATCTGTAATTTCTTCCAGCTTTTCCAGCGCCTTCAGCCGGTCAAAGAATTTGATTTCCATGGCCCCCTCCTTCATTCTTCGGATTTCCGCCACGTTGATAAAATTCATTTTTCCTAAGGCCCTGGGGGCAGGCTCCTCCATAAACAGCAATTTAATCGCGTCGGCAATAGAACCGAAAGCGAGCTGCTGATAGCCTTGATAAATCTCCTCTTTCATATCATTTTCTTTGCTTGAGATCATTTCACACCTCCGTCCTTTCCACCCTTAGCTTTCCAGCAGCCCATGGTTGCCCTAAAATTCCGAAGCTTCCGAAAAGAAAAAATTTTTTTATTCTTCTTACACTTTTCCATGTTCTCCGACAAAGCCATAACCTCCGGCTAAGGCGGCGGTCTGCGTTGATCCTATAAGGCGCTGCTGACGGCAAGCGTCTCAAAACGCTCTGACTTGATTTCCCGCATTGCCTGTGCCCCCGGCCGTTTCCATGCGGCCGCAGCCCTAACGGCAGCCCCCCGTCGATTGATATCCCGCTTTTCCGCCGCAGCGGAACCCGCCCTGAAGAACGCCTCCGTCGGCTGTTTTCCAATCCAATCGCAAAAAAAGAGCCGCGGAAAAATTCCGTGGCTCTTTTTTGGGAGTCTTTTTCTATTTCAACGGTTCTTTACGGCGCTTCCGGCGTCGGCGTTACTGCGCTCTGGGTTTCTCCCCGGTCTTCCAGCAGCGTAACCTCTATCTCAAAGGTTCTGGCCCTTTGAGACCCGCTCGCTTGGCGGTAGATGGTCAGCTTTACCTTTTCTCCCGCCTTAAACTTTTCCAGTTCATTGTACAAGGTATTGGAGGAGGTCGTATTCACTCCGTTGATCGCGGTAATAATATCCCCGATCTCAGCGCCCTTTGACGGGATTTCGCTGTCGCTGGAAAAGCCGACGATCACCAGGCCCTGGGGTACGTTATACATTTCGGCCTCATAGGAGGACAGCCCCCGTATGGTAACGCCTAAGCGCACCCGGTCGGAGACATAGCCGTTTTTAACGATATCGTTGATCACATCTTTTGCAATGTTGGTTGGAATGGCAAAGCAAATGCCCTCAATCTCCGTAGTGGTAATTTTCGCGGCGTTGATGCCCACCACCTGGCCGTACAGGTTCAAAAGAGCGCCGCCGGAGCTGCCGGGGTTGATGGCGGCGTCGGTCTGGATATACTGCATATTGATGGAAGACATAGTCACCGTGCGGTTGACGGCGGAAACCATACCCTTGGTCAGGGTGT